ACAGAGAAGAATTCTATCGGCGCATTATATCCCAGATCGTATATCACAGATTCGTACATATGATTTCTCTGCTCGTCAGCTTTTCTTTCCGTCGAAATAGTTTCATCGCTCGTTAAAACGTACCCTAAATCGTCCCATAATGCCTCAGTTTGCTCCGAAAATCGCAAAGTGTGGGTAGACCCATGTGCAAACCTAAACTTGTACTCTCCTGCGGTATTATTGTAGTCAAAAGTCCATCCAGAGGACGAGGCGTTTAATTGTGTCTGAACTTCTGTCGCTAGAGTGTCGGCGGTGTAGCTCCCAGCGGTCATGGTTACCGTTTTGTTCGCCCCATCATTTATGTATATTTTATCGTTACTGCTTGCTGTAATTACAAAATTACCGGCCGGTTTCCAAACCTTAGACCTAAATTTATTTACAGAATTTGACCCTGGAAAGGCGGCCAATTCGCTAGAATATGTGATCGATCCACTTGTAAGTTCTGCAAGGTTATTGTCCATGAATCTCATTCGTTGGTTAGTAGTCGTTGTCATTACGCGATCCTTGCGTTGTTTCTATTAAGCTCTAAAATAATATCTGCTAGTGTATCCCCGTTAAACTCTACGCTTGTGTTTACAGTTTTGTCCATTTGGAGAGTGTTTAATATTTGGGAGAGTAAACCAATCATATTATCATTATTTTGCGTAGGAGAGTTTTGAGCAGAAAGAAAATCTTGTAAATCTTTGGTTGTACTGCGATCAATTACTAGCTCACCTGATGTCAATCTGGCAGGGAAATTATCGTTATTGAATCCTTTTGGGATTAATCCACCATCTTTAAAAGGAAGCCCCCCCCCAATTATTTGCCTAAAAAACGGTTGGAAAAATGTTGTAACGCCAAGTAAAGCTTTTTTTATTGCATGTATTGGGTTGGTGAATAACTGTTCTATATCAATAGATGCCCCTATTCTGGCAAGAGATTTTAAAATATCGTAATAAACTTTTGGGTTAGCTAGATATTCTGCAAATTGTGATAGATAGTTTGCTGCTGATGTATACATGTCGCCTGCTGGGGAAAATATAGTATCGACAGCACCGCCACCAGCATTCACGAAAGATGTAACTCCCTGGACCACACTGGAAATAGCGCCAGTTAAAAATCCACCTACGCTTTCTACTATATCGCCTAGAAAATACCCCTTAGGGGTATAGCCCATTTTTTCCAAAAATGAAAATATTCCTGTTATTCCATTCCTCATTGCTGATTTTGGTATTACCATTTCCCCAGCCGATAACAAGGCAGGCACAGTGTCATTTAATGAGGAATCGCCAGGGACTTTTTCAGTGCCAGGGACTTTACCACCTTTGTTAAACGCTATGAAAGGAAAATCAAACCCAAGAAAATCTTCAACAACTCCCGTTCCACCACCGTCAAACTTAAATATTTTTTTGAATAAATCGCTTAATATACTAAATCCACTTCTTAATATGTCAAATAACCCCTCAAAAACTTTTTTTCCTAAATTATAAAAAATATTAAATAGCGGTTCTAAAGCCGATTTTAGACCATCAAAAATTTTCTTTCCAAGGTTGAATAATATTTTCCCTAATCCCACTATTACGGACTTTAGCCCCTCATAAATTTTCTTTCCGGCCTCAAAAAATAAATTTAGAATTCTCTCTAATGCAGACTTTAGGCCCTCATAAATTTTCTTTCCGGCCTCAAATAATTTTGTTCCTATTTCTCCAAATCGTGAATTTTTTAAACCTTCAAATATTTTTTTACCTAAATTATAAAATATATTTTTTAAAAAATTAAAGGCAGTCTTTAAATACTCGGCAACTTTAGAAAATGCGTCCTTAAGTCCGAGTTCCCAGGCTTGCGAAATTCCATCTTTTAGGCTAGAAATAAACCCTTCTAATGCTGCCGCTGGCATTTTTAAGTAAATTGCATATAGACTTTTTAAAACACCTCTGATTAATCCAACAATTAATTTTGGAATAATTCGTGGTAATCTTTGGGCCAGCCTTTCAACGATAACGTCAGCTTTGTCTGCAAAAGCTTCAAGAAATGCTGGAATGCTTAGTATTATATTTTCTATTATAACTGGTATTGCATCTGCAAAATCATTAACCATTTTTTTGGTTGCCTCTGGACCTGATGCAAACGCATTTATAATAGGCCCCAATGCATCCCCTAGACCTGGCACAAGCCTATTTAGTCCGGCCTGGATTGAACTAACTATTATGTCTTTAGCACCTTCAGCGCCTTTGGCTATAGAATTTAAAATTCCTGTTGTTATGCCTAGATATGTGCTTTTTGCAAGCTCATCTCTTTGTTTTTCTATCTCTCTTTTTTCAAGCTCAAATTCGACCTGACCAATCCGTCCGGCATTAAAATTTTGCTCCAATTCTTCTAAGCTTTGCTCTAATTCTTTCTCTAGTTCGGTTTTACCGCCTCCAAATGCAAAAGTTAACGCGCTACTGGCAGACTGACCGATTTTTGCGAGTATGCCAGATATTTCTTTCTCTGTTTCTGCGAAACTTTTCTTATAATTTTCTATAAATTCTAATCTTTTTTCTTCTTGTTTCAGTCTTTCATCATTTTCTGATTTTCTTATTGCCGATAATTGCGTATTAAAATCTAAATTGATCTTTCTTTCTAGTTCTTTAGCGACTCTAAAGGCCTTACCCTCGCTCTGTAAAGCTTCTTGAATAACTTTTAATCTTTCTGCTCTTTGCCTTTTTAGTTTATCGATATCTGTTAGACCGATATCTTTTAATTCTTCTTGTAATTGTAATAGCGGTTTTAAATCAATCTTTTTTACATCTTTATTAATGTCTGATGCGGCCTTTGAAGAAATATTTTTTAATTTATCAAATTCAAATCCTGCATTAAATAAACTATCACTAAAAGTATCTAGTTTATCTCTGGCCCTTTCGATAGAGTCTATTTGCGTTTCGTCAATTTCTAGACCTGCAAAAGCATTTGCAAATAAACTAAAACCTTTTAATTTTTTTACAAATCCACTAACGAGCTTAATAAAGCTTAAAAACGACGAAATAACCTTAGCGACACCAAAAACAAAAAGCCCAAAAACATCTTTTGCAATATAGACCAATATTTTACCAAAATTTTTAAACGATTTTACTAAAGGTTTAAAAATTGAAACTGTATCTTTAAATGAATCAACCAGCGAATCCCATAATTCTGTAAAAATACCAGTTCTTTCATTAATAACCTGTAATGCTTTGAAAAGAGCAAATAAAGCGGCAGCGATCGCGGCAATTGTTAAAACTATTGGGTTGGCTAATAATTTTACAACGGCCCCTCTTAACGCTATAAAAGCGGCCTTTGTTAAAGCGAGTGATCTAACTAATACACCTTTTAAAACAGTACTTAAAGAAATTGATGCGACTTGCACACCTAATAGACCACTTATGATTACTTTAAATTGGATGGCAAGAACTGAGCCGAAGGTTTTAAAAATATCAGTTAAGCTTTTGAAGCTAACATAAGTTGCCCCCGATGTTTTTATTAATTTTGTTAGGCTTTTATTTATAAACGGTATTGGTAAATTAAAAAGATTTGTTATAAGCTCAGTTTCTAATAGAATGTTTAATATTTTTATACCCTTAATTAAACCGAAGACATTAAAGCTTACTGTTAGCAAAGCACCAGAAAACTGTAAAAATCGACCAATTAAAGAACTAAAAAAACCGGCCAGCTTTGCAGACCCTTCGCTTAAGTCGCTTATTACAATATTAAGGGCAGCGGCCACTAAATTATTATTTTCTATTATAGCTGCACCCTCTCCAAAAGATTGGGATAAACGCATTATATTGTTATTTAATACTTTTTGCTGTCCGGCCAGAGTTTTTGTTACATCAACCGCTGTTCCTTGAATAGGAATAGACTGTTCTAGCAATGAATTCCATCTGAATTGTACTTTTTCAGCTTCGGTTAAACTTTTAAATGATAAATCGACACCCTTTTTATAAATTTTTTGCTGGATATTGGCCGCCCCTAACTTCACCCCGTACTTTTGCACAGATTGGGCCTGCCCATTTAATGCAGATATAAATTCAATTGTTGTTTGAACGACATCATCACCAAGAAACCTTGCGTAATCTGCTGTTATTTCTAATAACTTTCTTTGCTGATCTTCGTTAAACCCCATTGCCGACGTTGTTGCTACGATTTCTGTTACAGCGCCCCTTAAAGACTGCTCCGTAAAAGCAGTTTCATCGGAAAGTTCTTTCACGGCCTTTGTCCAGCTTTCAACAGTCCCGATACTGTCGCCAAATGACTTATTAAATCCCTTTACTGTCCTTTCAAACACAAAAGTTTTTTTATCAAACTCAATAAAAGTTTCTGTTGCTTTTTGTGCCGCATTTGCTAATGTTGTTCCAATTTTAAAAGACAAATCCCCGACAAACTTTATTAAGCTAATTAATGCAATAGATAGCGAGCCAGTTAAAATGGAAGAAAAAAGTAAAATATCTGCTATTGTTTCAGTTATTTCATTATCGAATAATTCAAAGGCCTTTGAAACTCCAAATAATCCTGCTGACAATGTAGCTAAGTTCAAACTAAAACCAATAAGACCTTTATCTAAAAAAACAAAGGCATCGGCAAGTCTTCCTGTTATATCGACCGTGCTTAATGTCGCTGTTCTTAAACCTCTGTATAATTTATTTAAGACCCTGGCCGAATTTTGGAAGACGAGTAAATTTTTAGTCGTTGTGTTAAAGCCCTTCGCGAGTCCTAGAAAATTAAAAATCAGTTTTCTAACTTCCTTATTTTGAGTTAATACTATTGCCCCTAAAGCTCCTGCAGCAGAGCCAACTGCTTTATACTCGGTTGTCAAAAAAGATAATTCTTTTCTTGTTTTTCTTAATGTTGTGTTTTGCGACTCATTAATGGCAGTAAAATTTTTATTTATTTTTTTTACTTCTGCTGAAATTACTTGTAGATCCCTAAGTGCCTCTTTTGAAATAACTTTTATAGGTATATTAATTGATTCGGCCATGTCTTCTACCTTTTGCTTTTTTCATGCTATCAGCCTCATTTTTATTGATAGCTTCCTGAATAATTTGGAAGGCCTCTACATCTGCAACCGTCAATTCATCGACTGAAAACCTATAACCTAATTTGGCCAACATTTTTTTATTAAAATATTCCTCGACATAAAGAATCATTCCATTGTGTCCTTTCATGCCTTTTATGGCCCAATTTGCCTGTTGCTTCAATAAGGCCCTTTCTACTTCCCCAGCTTACCAGCGTTTAAGACTGCTGTGGCCGCTTCAGTAATTAGCGTATCAAATTCTGTGTAACTCTCCATTTGCTCAAAGTTTTTAACGTGGATCTCACCAAATTTAAGATCAATTTTTTTAAAGTGAGGTTCGGCCAAATCAATTAATTTAACCATGCTTTCGAGCGTTTCGGTCCCTACATTTACATCGCCCTGCTCATTAATTTTAAAATTACATTCTTTTATTATTTTTAACCGTTGACGATATGTGGGAATTGTTAAAATCAATTTTCCTGTAATACCTTCGTGCTTCGACAAATCTACGCTAAATTCTCTCATTTGTTACCTCTCAACAAGATTATAGCAAGAAAGAAAATTCTTTCTTGCTAGATAATATTGTTTTGATACTACAGAAAATTTATATAAATTTCACCAAGAGAATTTGAAACATATGCTTTAAATCCTAAATTATATTCTACAATATTGTCCGTATCTTGAAGCTCGAAGGAATTTATAGTTGCTGATGGTAAAAATGCATTAACAACTTTTCCAGCAACCCAATCCCCTCCGCTATCTTTATCACCGACTGTAAAGGCAAGCTGGACATTCTCATTATTTGCGAATTTATCGAAATATTGGGCCTCATATTGTGTTAGTCTCAGGACTGCGGTTCCGGTCACTTCGCGGCCTGTTATTAAAGATCCTGACTTTCCAGAGGTTGCACAAATTGATAGTAAATCTGATTTTGTACCTGCGATTGTCAAAGAGAATTCTGAGACTCCAACACAAGTATTATCGTCCGAGTCGCCAATAAACAGTTGTATGTTTTTTGCAACAACTGGTGTAGCTGTGTCATAGCTTGGTGTTTGAGGATCGCTATAGTCCTGGGCGGTATCGCTAGTGTATGTTTGCGCCCCCGAATCATCCGCGGCGGTAGAAAATCCTATTTTATCGCCTATCGTATTAGCTGCGTTGGCCCCTGTATTCCAAAGGAGAGTTAAGACTGCACTTGTAGACGTTGCGATTGTAAACTTACCAGTAGAATTAGAGTATGTGCAAGTATAGGTTTCTGCGCTATCCTCAGCGGCCAGGGCCGTAGCTATGGCATCAGCTAGATCATGTGGGTTTTTATACCACTGGGCGGTAACTGTGGCCGCAAATGTTCCATTGTCTGAAGTAAAATCTAAGTATATATCTGCGGCAGCGATTTCAATTGGATTCCAAAAATATTCAATTCCTTCAATATCGAAATCACAATTTACATACTCTCCAGCTGTGGCAGAAATATTCATCGTTACGGCACGACAACCGGCCATTAACTCTGTGGCCCCTCCGTTACCTCGATAAATCCACTGACTAAAAGTAGGATGACCAGAGTTGGCCGGTTTTTTCAGAATTGCATTTCCCAGATTAACACCACTGGCCGGCGCATTTGCTAGATCGAACGCTAGTGTTAACGCATCAGTCGCGACCGAAAGGACATTTCTTACGCTGTACCCATTAGTGGAATCTTTTACTAATAATGCTGTTCCCCTCTCGTAATTTGACCCCTCTCCACTATCAACGTTAACAACGCTAGTTGTTGATCCGGCCACAGTGTCGTATTCTGCTCCAGGGCCGCCAGTATCACCCAGGCAGCTTTCTACTAATAGGCCATAAGCTGGTTCTGTTCCTTCAACACCTGAGTGTTTTAGGTAATGTGAAACTGAAGAAGCTGGGTTTTCAAAACCTAGATCACTTTTGGCCATTCCGATTGATCCGGTTAATTCAGCATTTTCAAGTTCGTCAAATGAAGGTGAAATAGAAAAACCTTCCTGTAATGCTATATAATCTTCTGTTGCGCTAGAAGGAGCTACAGGCGTTCCTTCTGTGCTTTCTACTACAATTGCGCAAGTTGTGCTTTTATTTTGTACGGACATAATTACCCCCTATATTATATTTGTGTTGCATATTCTATCGTAAATGCTAAATTGCATGTTATAAAATTGTATTTGTCTGCTGCAATAAATTCAATTCCTGATGCCGTGCTAAAATTAATTTTATCAATTTGATCTGTGATGCCGAGCTGATCGAAGTCCAGAATTCTATCTTTAAAAGATCTCTGATCTTCAAGAATAGTTTTTGTCTCCGTCCTCATGATTGTTACATCATTTTCTAATCTAAATATTTCCTTAACTAATATAAAGTTAAATGCTCTAATTGCATTATCGTCTTTTAGAGTCCCACTAATTGCTATCCCCTCATCATTTACCTGAAGACCATAACCATCTTTTAGATAAACGATAGGATTATCGATAATTGAATATGGATTAGGTATAATTGTTTTGGTAGCAGCAAAAAGCGTGTCCATCTCTGTATGTAATGCATCTATTATATTGCTCAAACTCATTTTTTAAAATTCCCATTATGTTCCACGTGGAACATTATTTTTTTAATACCAACTAGGCATTTTTATCTCCAGAAATGTCCGGACCTTACCCCTAGCTCTCTATTATCGAGAGTAGCGTTATTATTTAGGTCTACATTAAAAACCTTGTTACTTATTCTATTATTAAAACTGTCTCTTGCTTTTAAACGATCATTATCGTAATCATCCCCTAGACCATTAAATATAATTTCAGCGACTTTAGGTATAGTAGGGGATTCAACTTTTTTGTAATCCAATAACTGATTCCCTGAATCAATAATGCCCCTTTTTATCATTTCATCGACAACGATTCTTGAGGAAACAACAATTTGTTCTTCCCAATCTGATTTTCCCGATTCATAAGCGGTTTTTAAAGTACTGCTATTAAATATAGGATATTCGCTATAAAGGTCATCATCTACAATAAATTTATACATGATCCATTCGAGCGTGGTTCCTGCGTCTAAATCTGCTGACAAGGAGAGTCTTAGCCAATATTGGTCATATATTGTTACATCCCCTAGCCCTGTGACTTGCTCTGTTCCACCTCTGTTAACAGTATCCTCTCTTGACCATCCTGATTGTCCCTTGTCTGGAACAAAAGTTACAAGACCGTTTTGTTGAAAACCATCTGTCTGGTCGATAACATCGACTGCTGATCTCCATTGGTTCCCATCCCAATAACTAATGCTGAGAGTAGACGCTTGTGTATTTGCCGTACCGAAAGACATATAAAAACTATTGAAGGGATATCTAGATCCAATATATAAATAATCGTCTGCTGCAACAACTCCAATGGCCCCTGTTCCAGAATGATAATTATTTAAATTAACGCTTAAATCGTTTAGAGTTCCATTGTCTGAAAATATTATTCTGTAATGCATTTTAAACGCCTTTTTATATATATTCTTTAAAACTTAAATCGTAATGTGCTGTACCAATCCCACCTGTTGATTGAAAAGTTAGTACTAAGGGATCTGCGTTATTAGACGCGTCCCGCCCTACATATGTGTCTTCTACTAGATCCTGAGCGTTCGAAATTTGAATAACTTGATTACTCAAATTTAATATTCCTGTTAAAATAACACTGCCGCCTGAAAAGCTTGTAACCGAAGTTAGAGTGTCGTGAATTCCTTCTGATCCTGCTGCCCAAACATCTCCAACTAATGTTGGGTTGTATAAGACTCGATATCTTAACTCTTGCGTTCCGCTTATGGTGGCAATATTTAATCCCTTAATTTGTAAAGATCCGTTAATAAAAGAAGAATTTAATCTAACCCCTTCAACTATTGTTTCCGTTGTTGTTACATTAATTGGCGTTATGTCAGAAGTTAACGTTCTTACAGGCCCTTCCTGTTGAATTGCCCCAGACGATATATAAGAAATACAAGAAATACTATTAACCTGAATTTGTGCAGTAGTTCCAATATTTTCTATATCGACTCTGAAGGGAAGAGTTGGAACTGCAAAAAAAGGTACTTCTAAGGTATTAGATACAAAATAAGTTTTTACTAAAACAATAGTACCACCTACATCTATAAAAAATCGTATTCCGCGAGATGAAAGCCACCCAAATTCAATTTTGAAAACTGTTTGTTTTGTCCAATCTATTGTAAGCCCAGAATCCCCAGTTCCATCTAAGGGATCATCCCAATCTGCCTGGGCAAATTTTAAATCTACAACAGAGCCGCTAGTATCTGATCTAACAACTAAATTTACATTAACACCTTCGATCTCGAAAAACGTTCCGTTATTATCATCGTGAGGGCCAAACCGCTCGCGTCGATTTGAAAGGGGGTTAGGTCTGTACACAAAATATATTTGTTGAGAATTTGCTTTGTTATACTGAACATTCCGCCTAGTTTGTAATAAGACCCTATCTCCACTTGCGGTTGTCGTAGTAAACTCAATTTGAGTTTTTATTGCATTTCTTACGACTGTACCGCTGCCACTCGTTAAAGTATCCAGGTATCTGGTAGTATCTATCGGGTAGCAAGCAGAATATTCATATAATTTATAAGGGGCCGCAACTTCAAGTTTTCCAAAAATATCGAAATATGTGTTAGGGAAGTCTACTCTCCCAGGTGATGACTCCGAAAATAATACATCGCCACTTTCTGAGATAGGAAGAACTTGCTGGACCGAATCCCTCCCTCCAGCAAGAACAAAGCTTTCCTTAATTCTATCATTTATGTGTGGCGGCAAAGGCATATAAAAACCCTTTTAAAAAAAACGGCCTCCTTGGTTGGCCCTAACCAAAAAGACCGAAAATATATTTCAAAGGAAAAGATGTTTATTTAAGCGGCCTGATTAAAGCCCACGCTTAAATACCTTAAATTTAAAAACTGCCTTGCCTGCTGTTAAATCCGCGGCCTCAATGCCTAAAACAATTGCTTCCCCATCTGCCAACTCAACTATTGTTCCTGGAGTGTCTGCTATTAATTGCGCATCTAATGCTAAGCTTGCAACGGCCTGGTCGCTCCAAAACTCTGTACCACCTGCCGCTTTACCCAAGTCATTGACGTTGGCCCCACCACTGGTAAATGCTGTTTCTACGTCGCAACAAATAAATTCTACCAGTAAATCGCCATCAGCGGTTAGAACATCGTAATCTGCCGCGGCCCCCCCATCTACCGAGAAATCGTACTGGACGTTGATATATTCTACGGCATTCCCAAAAGGGGCCGCTACTGTTTTAGCATTATCTAAAGCTGCCATTTATAACTCCTTATTTATTTTAAAGATTCTATTTGTATCTCTTGGACTTTTTTTAATTATTTTTCTTTTTAAAGGCCTTATGGGATTGATTTTTGCGTAGTGGATTCCTTGGTCTACATATAGACCAACAATGTTGAAAGGAATAATGATGCTAGCAAGCTCCTTATCTAAATCGCTCGCTGATTTTGCTTGGATAGTCGTTATGAATCGATAAGGCCGTAAATTTCTCATAATAATTCACTTTTGGACACGACTCATGTTTAGGCCGTGTCTATTTTATCTAATTAAATAAAATCAAGTGTTATAAACTACAATGTGCTTATTATCGCCATCGTTTGTAAGTGCAGCACCGACGACCATTTTAGCGACAATGATGTATCCAAATTGCTTATTGGAGATTAGTTTATCAACTTCAAAAACAATGTCTTGTGACATTACAAGGGCCATGAAGTCGGTATGGAAAAATAACCCAGCATCTTCCGTAGCTGTAGAAGTTCCATCAAGTCGTTGCATTGCGCTAATCAGACCGTCTGAATTATCTTCAAACAAATTGAAATTAAATCTTCGCGTCCCAAAAAATCCACCGACAATTGGCTTTTCATCGATGTTATCGGTGTTCGTTAAAGTTGCCGCATTAAGTAAATCGCTGTAATATTGGGGATCTACAAGCCCGTACCAGTTTCCATCTTTGGGCCATTTAGCTTGGGAGGCCAGCTTTCTAACTCCGTTAAGTTGCGAAGCATTGAAGTCTGTAACCGAGTCAACTAAATGATCTGGTGCAGAAGTCGAAGGACTCACTTTCTCATAGAGATAATTGTTTAACTCAATATTTACGGCCTCTGCCAAGCCCTGACGAATTTTTGAATCTTGCTGCCCAATTTGACTTTGTAAGTCAATTAGATCATCGAACTCGTAGGCCGCTGATATAACCTGATCGCCTACAATTGAAATTCTTGAAGTCGATAATTTTGTAGTGTTAAAATATTCATGTCCCGATCCTACTGTTTTACGCGTCGCAGTAGGCCTGTTAATTTGGTTTACATAAACAGTATCTCCCTCTTTTTTAAGATCTCCTTCGAACTCTTTGTTTACAAGATTTGCCAATAGATTAGTCTCTAATAGCTCATCTTGGAAAAGAGGACTCCAATATTTTTGTACTTGATTGGAAACATCGCTGACTGAAGTTGCGCCCATTTAAAACCTTCCTTGTTATAATTTAAAACCTCTAACTATCGTTAGTGTATACTTCGTGCATCCTTTCTTTACGTTCTTTTAAAGTGGGAAGTTTTAACCATTCAGCATGTGTTAGTGTCGTTTTAGTTCCAGGAGCGTCCGAGGGCATCGGATTGGCTTTTGTTTGTAATAGCGTAGGATGTTCTTTTATAAAACCTGATACTACACTATCAACGCTGGATTCATCCACTAGACCAGTTTCAGGATCAATTAAGATGTCTTCAACCGGCACATGTTGAAAGTATTTTGGGTTTGAAATCTTGGAAGGCAACTTTTCATTGAACGCGTTTAGCTTGTGGGCAGTTATCAATTTGTTCTTATAACTGTCTCTTTCCTGCTCGAACTTACTAATTTTTTGCCTCTCAAGATCCAAAAGTTTTTTATATTCGCCTTCTTCTTCTAATTTCTTTTGCTCAAATTCTTGCTCTTTTTGCTTAAAAGAATCAAGTGCTGATGCTTGGTCCTTATATTTTTCTTGCAAGCTTTTAAGCTGAGACAAAGTCTTTTTATAAGTCGAATATGAAACTTCCCCACTCTCCTGGCCGCCACTAGCTGTTCCAGTTTTGTTTTCGATATCCCCACTAGGGACATTGTCAACATTTTTTCCATCTTCCATCTTAAATTCCTTTTAGTTAATGGTCAACAATATTAAAAAGAGTGCTACAGACTTTTTAATATTTGATTTTTAATATTGGTCTTTAATCGCTGAATTTCTCGATTTGTAGGCCCTAAAAATGGTCGAGCTTTTGAAACAAAATTGGCAAGAAGTCCGTTGTTCATCGTAGACCCATCTAGATTTTTATGGACTCCAAGAAATCTCAACGTAACTTTGCCAGGGTTATCCGATTGGGCCGTCAAGCTATCAAGAAGTTGTCCAGAAAATGTCAGATTAGATCTTTTCGGTGTTGTTAAATTTAATAGCTTGCCTTTATTATCTTTCCTGAATTTTACATATTTATCGCTCAACTTTTTTAGTTTTGTTCTTTCTTGGTTAGCTTTTTTAACACCAAATCCCAGCCTAGTCCGTCTTTTAATGTCTTCTGCTAAAATACCGCCAATCCTGGTCATTGCATTTTTATTCAGCGACTTTAAAATCATGTTTTGAAAATCTTTTGTAAACCGTCTAAAATACTCGTCCGTATTTATCTTTATATTTATAAAGGCCATTACGACCCCCTTAAAATCGAATCTTGCTGTTTTAATTTATCCTCATTTTTTTTCCTACCTTTATCATCCAGAGGGTAATTGCTGAGGATATCTTTTACTTCTTGGCTGGAGAGTTTTAGAAAAGGTCTTTCTTTACTTGAATTAGGATTTCCACCATAAGACCCCAAAATATTCCCTTTCCCCCTTCCCCACTCTGAAGCCCCAAAAGGGATACCAATTTGTAATTTGCCTTTTTTATTTTGGATAACTTCAATCGCTGTTAGCATATCCCCAGAAAGGGTTAAGTCAACAGTTCCTTTTTGTGCTTTCAACTTATAATCAATCGAACTTTTATAGCTTTTTGAATACTCTCCGGCCTTTCCTTTCCACTCCCTGCCCCCTTCGCCACGACCTGATTTTGTTCGGTCCCTCAGGTACTCTATTATATCCCTGCCAATGGATCTTCTTTCTAGTGCTGTGTAGTCCTTAGACAGTGTAATATCCTCGCTTACGACATTCTTAGGCATTATTCACCTCTCTTTTCAATTCATTTTATTGACCTTCTTTATCTTCATTTTTTAAATCTTTCTCGCTAACTTCCTTAATTTTTTCTTCAAATTCTTCTTCTAATTCTTTTATCCTCTGATCTAATTCCTTGTCTGTTAATTTTGGTTTCCAGATTGCTATTGCTCCTCTTGTTGTTACTAAGTTGTTATTTTTAGCTTTTATTGATCTTTCTAATAGCTCATCCTCCGATTCGATAGCTCTAGGTAGCTCATACTCAACTTTAACGCTAATGTTTTCGTTCATGATGCCTAGGCCCCTAACAATTCCTGAAGAAACCCAATAATTATGTACCTTCGCCATCATTTTCCAGAAATTATTTTCTGCTTCGGCCATAAGAGGAATCTGGTCTTTTAATGCCTGGGTTGTGTCCATCTCTTTAATAAGCAAAGAGGCCCCCGAAAGGTTGTTATCCGCTCTTAGATTTCCGGCGTTACTTGGTTTAATACCTTTAGTCTCTAGCCATGCATCTAGCTGGACCATAATATTTTCTATAATCTTGGAAACATCTACTTCAGGTTTTATCTGTCCGATTTTTGGTTTTTTCTCCGGATCACTTTTAAAAACCCAAAACACATTAGGATTTCTTTCTAGGTTCTCGGCATCGATATCAATTCCGTACAATATACTGTAAGACATATATTTCAGCGCATCATTCCCGAATGTAAACATTAAAGGTATTAATGTACCAATTTGTAAAAGATCCGTGTCGGGTTTTGGCATTAATAGATAATCGCTTGTATTTCCGTAAACGCCTGGTAAAGTTCCATAAACATTTACCCCTTTATTTTGCTGGGTAAATTCCTTCAGTATATCGCCGTCTGAGTTAATCGCTAGAAACTCATCAGCTGAATATAAAAAGTAGACGTCTAGATCTTTCTTTTTTCCATTTTTTTCAAATGTCCTTTTTCCCATAATTTTTATAAAAATTGTAGGCCTATTGGGTTCTACTGGATCATCTGAATAGACTAAAAATTGATGAGAGGGTATTGTTCTAAGTTTTGGATCATTTTCTTTTGTCAGATAAGGTTCTATAAACCCTGTTTTTGTAGTGTTTAAGAATCCATTAAAATTGTTAAAATGTTTATTAAGATTCAAATTATCTACATACCAATCAACAATATCCTGATCCGCTTTTGAAAGTTTTCCATTAACAAGTGCCTTCCGAACGACATTCGCAGCATAGAGCTTTGTTAATTTATCTCGGAATTTTTTTATTATATTGATTGGGCTAATGCCCTCCCTGGCACTCTCATATGCATTATCAGACAATAACTGCTTCTTCAATGCCACATTTACATAATTAAGTAGTTCGCCCTCTAAGATATTAAAAATGGTTTCATTAAATTCTAGAAATTTTTCTTTCGATTCTATATAAGCTAAAATTTTATCTATTTTTTGCACTAACATCACTTTAATCCTTTAAAGTTTTATTGTTCGTTGAGGTCGCTTGCTTTGTCTTAAGGGTTCTATTTTATAGGCTACATAGCCAAAACCTACACTAACATGCGCTTTATCACCTTCTTTATCCCTGCTAGAAATTGTTTCAAATTCTTTTATTAAATTTATACAAGAAGGATCAATATTTATTCTACCCTGTTTTAACAAAATGTTAACAGTGTTTTGTCTATCTCGAATAAAAGGGTTTGTTGTATCTAAAACTGTTAGGCCATATCTTTTAAGGATCTCGATATCTGATCCTGAGCTAGATGTTTTAATCGCTTTCCCAGTTGAATCAGGGACAACTAAAGGCCTATACTTTGGTAATAAATCTTTGCATATTTTAGTTGCCGCTGTATCTGTGTTGGCCCCATGATGCTTAAGTACATTCTCTTGAAACACATAAAATACACCGTTTATGTACTGCACATATACATTTTCCATGTTATCGATATTGAAATCTTGCCCAACATAGACAGGGAATTTTGGATCTGCTTTACAACTTTTTACATGCCTCTTACGATCAAAAGCCCAGTAAATAGCACCACTCTGTAAGTTTACAAACTGACCGAACAATTCTTGTTTTGCTAGAGGATTATCGGGGCCGCCGTAGTCTTCTAATAGCGAATTATAATAGCCGTCTGGCAAAAAGATATTATCTCTGGTTTTTCCACGGATTAAAGCAATGTCTTTTGTAATATTATTGCCGTCTTTATTCTCAAATTCGTCATAGGCCCAATTAAATCCATTAGGGCTAGTAGTATGTCTTTCGTAAAGAGGACCATGCTTATCTCTAAGTCTTCCCCTGCATATCTGGATTCCCTCATGCTTTGCAAATGCCGATTCATCAGATAGCCACCATCCGGCCTCTATTCCCCTTATGCTGTCTGGTCTTTCTAGCGAATACAGATATATTAATGTATCGAATACTTTTATATATTTTCTAGGTCCACCAAGTACAACTTTATGTGGAATATCTAATAAGCTAAGTTCACCTGCTATAGTAGATACGGTGGCATTTACCAACTGTGTATATGTGTTTGCAGTTACAAGCCCCTTGGATTTAGGGTACTGACTAACCATATTAATTACAAAATGTGCGCCCGAAAAGGACTTACCGTATCCAATTCCGGCCAGTAAAAGGGCCTTTTTAGACTCACATGTTATAAATTCATACTGTCCTTGCAATAAACTTGAATCCATTTATTTCTACTTTTCTTCAGGCCCAACAATATTGTATTTTATATAAATATTCCTTTTTGTTTCTTCTTTGTCCTTGCTGGTCCATTTAAACAAATAAGCAAGGGCCAATTCGATCGCTTTAACATTTCCGGCCTCTGCTGTTTTAATTAAGGCCCTAACTACATTAAATCTGCATTCGACCATATACATTTCTCGAAATTCCGAAAATTTCATGTTGTGATTTTTTTTTATGTGCTTTTCGATTGTGTCTGTATGGACTCTAAAAAATGCAGCGGTATCTTTCAAAGTGGGCTTAAATCGCATAATCTCAGTTAATTGTTGCTCTTTTTCTTTGTCATCGAATATGCTGGGCCGACCTCTCGTATTTTTACTATCGTCTTTTTTTTTAGGCTCATTTCCCTTCTTTTTTTTCTTTTTCATTTTCATACCTCTTGTATAAAAAGTCTCTAACGTAATATCCTACTGCGTATGTAACAGTGTGCCTTCTGTGAGGGTTACTATTTTTTTTGTGGGTATATCCTAGCTTGTGACACCATTCATGAGCTAAGTTCCCAGCAATATATTCCGCATTTCTCTCTTCCATCACCCAGGCATATAAATATTGCCACTTGGAAGACGGATATGTATAGCCGATAACACCAGGTTTATACCTTCGGTCTATTCTTAAGTAAACATCTGCTTCATTGTCCAACTCTCCATTTAATTCCTCTTGTCCAGACATGATATGATTATAAACTTGTTGGTTTGTCCTGCCGTTGTTTTTATAAAATGTTTCATATTTTTTATAATAGCACTTCCTTTTCAATCCGCTCCAATAGCAAGTTTTTATTTTATATTCGTAGTTAAGACAAAACTCTTTAAAATCGTTATGTCCCAAAGCGTATACCATATAGTAAGCGGCTTGCCTTATCTTATCCTCTTCCGATTTTGTGTAATTTTCAGCTACTAATTTAATGCTAAAATTGTTGTATTTAAACTTTACTAACATAATTCCCCCTATTAGTTAAGTTCTGGAATGGTAATGGTTCTACTTTTTCCTTTTGTCCCTAAGTAGACCTGAAAATCTGAAGGATATCCCCTTTTCTCTTCTTCTTTATCTACAATTAATCTCAACACTTTCTTATCATTTATAATAAGTCCATGTTCCTCCATCGCGTCCAGTGTTGCCTTTATTGGGTTATCTATATCTATGTATGTTTTGATTAGTATAATAACTGAATATGGTTTTTCGATTTTTTGTTTTGGTTTGACAATGGAATATTTTATAAACTCTTTAAATGCCCTGTATTTCGGACTTAATTTAAAGCTTCTACTACAATATTTTTCATTAATTGAGATTAATTTGAATTTTTTTAAATCTATAATCTTATACATAAAACACCTCTTTATATTTATTATATATTGAATGTTGCTTTATGTCATCTTTGGGATGGTTTTATCAGAAATGTTCTACGTGGAACATTTGTTATTTGACAAAATAATCGAAGATCCATTTAGACAGGATTAAAAAATATAAAATTTTTATGTTGGAGCTATTTAAAGAAAGACGATTTTCTAAGTGTGATATTCTTATTTTTTGAATGATCTCTTTGCCTGCATAGTTATCCATACATTAATCCGTATTGAATAAATAAATCCTGACCATCTCGGCCTGTAGACTCTGCCCATTTACAATATGCCTCGTAAAGTAAATTAAATCCTAATCTTAATTTTTCTAAATTTTCTTTATCGGCAACCGGGAAGAGTCCTATTATTCTATTCTCAAAAGAATTAGTATTTGTATATCGCCATCGGAAAATTGCGCTGACTGCTGATAATTGATCTGCATAAGAATAATCTGAAAACTCCTTGAACTGGAAGCTTTTTTTAAGATCAATCATTATTTTTCTTTTCTTTTTTTACTGGATTTTTTTTCATTTTTCTTACAAGTCCCTTATAGCAATCTATTTCATCTTTCATTGCGTTGTATTTTTTATCAAATGCTTGGTTAACTGTTATCATAGATGAGCATACCGTTATGAGCTTATCCATTAGCTGCTCGGTTACTTCCTTGTCTTTGTTGGATGTTTTCAGATGATCCACCCAAATCATTACCGATCGCAAATCGTCTACATTTTTTTTAAATTTATCCATTACTTCAACTCCTTTACCATGGAATTTCTGTTGTTTTTAAAGAATCTGTTTTTAAGTAGTTTTTTAAATCTGGCGAAACTACATCTTCCTCCTGATCGCTTAGGATTAAGGATTTTTGTATATATTTATCTCTCGCTTCTATTGCTCTTTCTACAGTTTCAAACCTACCGACATATTTTAGCCGCCCTAAAGATTTATCGTATACTCTTACTCTGTAGGGTTTCACTTTGCTTCTAGAGTCGGTAGTTATATATTTGTACTCTCCCATTAAAATCCTTTTCAAAATGTTCCACGTGGAACGTTTTTTATTAAGATATATCCATTTTAGTTAACTTTTCCATTTTTTCCATTACTAGATATTTTACCAGCATATTCTTATAGTAAGATCCATTGTATCCTTCTATAAAATCTATACTTTTATTTAAATTGTCTATTTTAAAAATTAATTTTTCAAAAAAATCTTTTTGAACTTCTAATATTTTATTAACAATTTTATCTTCAATAATTTTTTTGTTTACATCGTCTATTTTATCGATCTTGCACGTATTGTTATACAGTTCTCTAAATGTTTCTTTTGATGCATCTATTGTGAAATTGTTTTTATATTTAATATCAAAATCAATTAAGAAAGAGTAGCTTAATATTGATGAAAATTCATCACCCTTTTCTTCCTCGCGTTCGAAATGCGCTGTATAGGGATTTTTTTTATTAAACGCTAGGTGTATTGATCGGATCTTTGAAAGAGCTATTAACGCTTCCATGCTTTGTTTCCTTTTTATAAGTTTCCTGTTTGTTTCTTTTGTTTTATTATTTACTTTTATTTTATTTTATAACATTAGTAAATCAATTTATAACATATACACATTTTTGGAGGTATTTTGCTTATACGAAAATTCTTTCATGAAAAATTTAACGACTTTAAAGAAGATGAATATTTTATAGAAAGGGATAAAAGAAAGCCATACACAGATTTAATGGGCGCATGTTGTGCGTTTTTTGAGATTATGCGCAAAGAGGGTTTATTTGAGAGGGACGAGGGTTCTAATACGCTGACTATATCTTTTAAGTCAAAAGCATACCTCACTAGGTTCTTGGATGAAACATCAAACGATTATTCAATGTTTCTCAAAAGTATTTTAATAAGTGGGAACAATACTCCTTTAAGTGCATTAAAAGCAGCAACATATAATTTTCTGATATTTAGAAAATGTACCCATAAAAACTATGTAATCAGCAGTACACTGTGTGATATACTTCAGGCCGTTAACCCCTTGAAAGAACTTCCCTTACTCACGCACAACTTTTTAGCTAAAGAGAATAAGCTGTGCTTAGACCTGACAAGGTTAAAGTCTGTCTATTTTAAAAACATTAATGCCTATGCTTATTATGCTGCCAATACCAATGTCGTTGTTGTTAGTTTTTACGGTGAGATTAGCGATGATCGACATAGTTCTGTATTTTTCGCCTCAACAAGGATTAGCAAAGATAAAGACCTACTTGACTCTGATCTGTTCACGCTCGTACCAGATTATTTTATAGATAAGTATAGCACTACAGGTGATTTCCAGTATCAACATAAAATGTCGAAAGATTTTTGTGCCGAGTATGTAAGAATTATAAATACGGTGTTAAATTGTATCTTATTTATTAGCAACCCCTCAAAAAACTCGATCATACAAGAAAAAATAGCAGAAATTTCCGCCAAAAGATCTAAAAGAGATTATCAACTTAAGCATTATTCAGATAGCGATTATGTAGAAATTGATATTTCCGTGGAAAAGGTCCGAGCTTACGAGCAAGGAAAAACCTGGTACAAGAAAGCTCATCCGCGGTGGCAAAGATGCGGCAAAGGTTACAGTGAGGTTAAGCTTATTTTTCTTGCCCCTCAGTTTCCTGAGAGAAAAAAACTATACTGACAGATTTATCTCTCGCAACTGCTTTTATACATCCTATCTATTACCCCCACCGACTTTTTTTCTATATACTGATCAATTACTTCCTGCCACTCGATTAAAGTTGTGTTTCTTATTTTTGCAAATTTATTTTTATAATCAAGTTGTTTCTCTGCCATTCTAGCAATTGATTTTTTTGCAGAAGCCGATTTTTGTTCGATAGTAACAAACAGAATTGTCGTTTCCATGTCATCTAAAGTTATCACTGTTTGATTGTTCGATCTCTCTATTTTCATTTTTGAAATCCTTTTCTTTGAAAATTATGGTTGATAGAAGTCAAATACTTGTCTAAACTCTCCATTATGAGAAATTTCTACTTTATGTATCTGGAATAACCCCTCTAGTGTCCAATCGCAACCTTGACCTTTAGTAAATCGACCGATACAGCTAAAACCAATATAACTCATTGCCTCCTCTTCTGTTAACCCTGCGTCAATTATTTCTTGCGTTTTTTGCGGTGTTCCGCACTGAGGGCAAACTAACCACCATTGCAACATATCCTTAGTTCCAAAGAGCCTTTCTCCTTCTTTTTTCCAGTTTTGGAGAGTGTATATTTTAATGTTTTTTTCTTTGTCTATTGTATAAAGTTTTTCATCCATTTCCTTGTCTCTTTGTTTTATTTACAATGATTTATTAACGCAATAATTAGACTTACAAGCCCTGCAAAGATCCAGAGAATTGCTCCTGAAAATATTACGATATTTAGCTTTCTGCTTCGCTCTGTCGACTCTTTTAAGAATTTATTAACATCTTGCAATGCCTTAGTCTTAATTTCCACTTCTATTACATCAAGTCTTTCATGAACTATTTCATCTATTTTCAAATTTATCTTATTCTCTTCTTTCATTTCAAACCTTTCTTAAATTAACTTTAATAATTTTCTTGCCATTAAATCAGCTTCCCCGCATAGCATAGCAGCAGCTTCAGCGACCGATACTATTATAGGTTTCCAGTGTCTGACTCTATGATTCTTTTCGTATGGATAACAAAGCATTTTACCATCCATTACGAAGTGAGTTCTACAAACGATAGGTCTATATTCATAAATAGAACATTCGTTCTCTCTTAAGAAGACACATCTCATATTTTTTATTCCTAAATCGTGCCAATTTTCTGCATTTTTAATCATTTGCAGTTTTAATCTTTTTTTGTTAATTTTTATATTTTTCTCTTTTGAAATTTTTGACAACAATTTTGCCTCTTCATTCGTGATGACGACAGCAATATTGCAACAGAAAGAGCATTTTTTTTTACAGACTACCTTTCTGTAATTCCCCCCATCTTTTTCTTGTTCTTCGTATTTTTTTTCTTCGTAAATTAAATGATCTATTGTCTTGTACCACTTTTGAGCAACATTTTCTTCAGAAAGATTCTGTTTATCTTGTAAGTATCTTTTTATTTCATATCTTAAAGCTTCTTTAACTTTATCTATCGGGATACTATTGCTACCATAAAAATCTGCAACCCCCTGAGCGATTAAATCTATCAGTGCCTCGTCATTAGATAAATCTGCTTTAATTTCTTCCATTTTTTTCTTCTTTTCTAAACGAATTAAAGTAATGTCTTTTGATTGTCTGATTTTACAAAAAATTTATTTCCGTGGCTATAAATAGTTTAAAGTTGCTAAATATATTTTTTTATTATTTCATTTGATACAAATAGAATTGCGAATTGAATCGCACAAAGAGTAAGAGATATGAATATGGATGTTGTGTTAACAGAATCTATGGTTAGGTATATGGCGGCACTGTTGATAGTAATTAGTAAGATCGAGGTAATAATGTATTTTGTGTTTTTTTTCATTTTAAAATATATTTTTTTAAAATTTTCATTGGGGACTGTTAATTTCGTTCAATATGTCATTTAGATTAGGTTTAATTTTACAACTATTAATTTTTTTTAAAATATTTCTAAACGATTCTGCTTGACTGTCTTTTACATATTGAAATAATATTTCTTTTCGCCAATCTGTATCAATGTCGATAGTAGAATATTCTTTACACTCTCTTATGATGTTTTCAAACTGATATCTTTCCATTATGCAAGATTTAGTTTACATGGATTCATTTGGCCCTGCTTGATTTTTTCTGGAGCAACCCTATAGGCCATTGCTGTCACACTTCTAATTGTCGGCAATT